TACATGTTAATAAAGGCTACTTCTAGTTCAACAACCTTTGTAGATCAGACAGAACTAAAGTGGTATGATGCTAGTACACCAAAAGCAGATTTTGTATCTGTTGCATTTGTTCCTTTTGCAACACCCTCGTCAGGTTCTATAACAGGTAGATGGGTATCTCTTGGATATAATCAATCTACTACAAGATCTTCTTTCGGTTTTGCTGAGGAAGCAGGAGCAAATAACGTTACAAGAGGTGGTTTAAAAGAAGTTGAAAACAGTAGCGGCAATCATCTACATGGTAATCTTGGATTAGTCTACGTTCCTGCACAAGGTACAATTGTAGGCGTAGGAGCTGCTGAAGGAAGTACTTCTTTTGCTTTTGGAGCAAAACTTGCGGCAAATTCTAGCACTGCAACAGAGTTTGTAGGACTAGCTGAAGCAGGTATAGCATCAGGAGCTTCTGGAGATGTAACTGTTACAGGAGGAATAAACACTGCACAATCAGGCTTAACCGCAGGAACTTTTTATTACTTAACAGCAGGTGGTGGTTTAAGTACTTCTTCTACATCTTTTCCTTTAGGTATTGCTAAATCTTCAACTAACCTTTTAATTGGAGGTAATGCTGCTGATTATAATGTAACTGATGTTGGCGCATATCAACATATAGCTAAAGTAGATGCTGCAAATTCTTCTACTGTAGATTGTTCAAGTGTATTCACTGACTCTGATGGTTTTTCTTCATATTATATTATATTAGATAATCTTACTACTGCTTCATCTACTGATTATCTTTGGATGCGATTTACAGTTGGTGGTTCAGTTGTTGGTAGCAGTCAATATGGTTGGTCTATGGTGCGCCATGAAGGAACTGGCAGTCTAGCTTCTAACGTTGTACAATTTGATACTAAATGGAGAATTTCTAATCAAACTAGTAACACTGGTTTTACTGGAAATATTGAAATGGGCAATACAGCAGCAGGTTTAAGAACTCAAGTTAAGTTTGGTGTAGCTCATGGCTCAAGTTCAAGTAGGGGTAACTTTGCTTTTGGCGGTGGTAGTACAAGCAATACTTCCCTAGTTGATGGCTTTCATTTAATATCATCAGCCCCTAATTTTACTAGCGGAACTGTAAGAATATATGGAGTAAAAAATGTCTAGAGAAAACGTAAGATTTAAATCAACACCTAGAGGTTTAGTACAATTTACGGAAGAAGAAGAACTAGCCAGAGATGCAGAGGAAAAAGAGTGGGCTGACGGTGCTAACGATAGACTAGCAGCTAAACACAGAGATACTCGCAATGAGTTACTTGCAGCATCAGATTGGACACAAGCTAATGACAGCCCATTGTCAAATGATAAGAAGGTAGAATGGTCTACGTATAGAACTGCATTGCGTAACTTACCTTCTAGTTCTGATTGGCCTAATGTTACGTTTCCAACAGAGCCTAGTTAATGAACAACATCACCCTCACAGTAGAACAGATAGAGACAATGCTAGACAACGCAGCTAGACGTGGTGCTAAAGAGGCATTACGTTCTATTGGGCTACTTGATGATGACGCACAAAAAGATATTATAGAGATGAGAAGTTTACTAGAGGCATGGCGTGACACACGTAAATCATTCTGGTCAACTGTAGTTAAATTAACCACTGTCGCACTGTTGACATTTATTGCAGGTGCAGTGTGGATGACAATGGGTAAGTAAAGGAATAAAGTATGCCTGAATATAATGTAAATCCAACTAATCCTCAAGGTAATAAACCATCAAATTATTACTCTAAAAATAAAGCAACAACTGCTGCAGAAATGGGGGCAAGGGATACTGCAATTAGAATGTCACAACAGGATGATAAACCTAGCCGTCCTGTTGTAACAGAGGATACAACTGCAAATACAACTACAGGTAGTTCTACTAGTACTACTACTTCAGGTGATTTAGGATTAACAACTAATAATATTCCTGCATGGGTAGACCCTGATTATAATTATAATCCTTCTAATCCACGTCCTCCTAATATGCGTGAGATGGCAGAAGCTATAGGGGGTAAACCACTAGAAGAAATGACACCTGAAGAATATTCAAGTGCTACACGTCAAGCAAGTAGTGTTCTTTATGGTGTTGTAGGCAGTAATACGGATACTCGTGATTTTGTTGCAATTGGAAATGCAGCTACCGATCCTACTACAGGAAAAATTGACTCAGCTAAATTTATCGCAGCCACACAAATTGCTACATCACAAATGTATGGTGGTACAACTGTAGCTTATCAAGCAGGTGGTTATCAAACAGATGAAGCAGGTAATACTGTCATGGATGCTAATGGTAATCCTGTAAACCTTCCTCCTGCTTTGTATGTTGTAGGTGGTAATGGAACTGTCCTTAGAAGTTTAAGCCCTAATACAGATCAAATGATGTCTACATTAAAAGATTTTGGTGTAAAGGACGCTACATGGATTGATACTGTATCTCCAAATATGGGAGATGATCTTAGTAAATATCAAGCTACTTTTGATCAATTAAAAACTATGTATAATCCTTTTGAAAACTATTTAAATTTTTATGATATGGAAAATTTAATAACAAACGTTGCTGTAGGAGTAAATCCTTTTAAAGTAATAACAGGTCAAACTATTAGTCAAACAGGAGCAGGTACAGAAACTACTTTAGGGGCAACAAGCACAGCTACAACTGAAGAGAAACAATTAGATACTCCAACACCTGATACAGGTACATTTACTCAAGCTCCTAATACAGCTAGTTATGCGTTACCAACAGATTATACAGGTTCTGGTTTTGTTCCTGCATTTAATCAAACTACTGGTTCAACTCAAATGCCTACAGTTCCAATGACAGGCACATTTACAAAACCTACTACAGGAATAATAGGAACACCTCAACCGTCTACATATACAATAGGAACAGATACACAACAACAACAGCAAACACCGCAAAGCCAACCAACAGATGTGCGTGTATATCGTAATGCTGCAGGTATGACAGTAAGTATTACCTTTATTAATGGTGTACCACAAACTCCTATTCCCTCTGGTTTTTATCCAGTAAGTCAACAAGCACCTCAAATGCCTGTAGTTACACAACCTACTGCTCCTACAGTACAGAGTGTACAACCATATACTCCTCAGTTTAATATGGCACAAGGTGGTATTGTACCTGAATTACCTAGACCTTCAGGCAAAAAGTTTGGTGGATTTAAACCAGAGGCACAGGAACGTATTGCACAAAGCCTTGGTTATACTGGTGAGATGGAAAAGTTTGATCAGTTCTTAGAAGAAAATCCAGAAAAGAAAGAACAAATGGATAAGTATACAGAGAGTGCTAAACAAATGGCAGAAGGTGGTTATGTACAAAAGTTTAATGAAGGTGGTCAGCCACAAAGTACAACGGTATCATTACAACAATATGATCCACGTGTTCTTAACCAACAGTTTATACCACAAGCTACCACTACATCTTTAGGTGGGGTAGCAGATGTTCCTAAAACATTTGTGGGAAGAGCAACTCAACCTGCTTTACCTACTGGTTCTACTATTGTTCCTGTAGGTACACAACTAGAACAAGGTCAAGTAGTATCACCTTACTCTGGTCAGATTAGTGGATCATTAGCATTGCCTACAGCTATGGCTGAAACTAGTCAAGCTTTTATGCCACAGTTTACAGGTGCTAATCTTATGTCACCTGTAGAAGCAACAGGTGCAGTACAAAATGCTGCTGAACAAAGACAAGCTGCACAATTAGATCAAGTGTCTACTATTACAGCAGCACAACAAACTGGTACTTCAATAGATAATTTACAAGCTGCTCAAGGTACAGGTATATTAATGAACAATCCTGTACAACGACAGATACAAAGTGGTGAACTTATTTCTGAAGTTGCTAATGCAGAGGTAGCTAAGAAATTTACAGAAGAAGTAGAAGCTGCAACTGCCACACCAACTAAGCAAGCTACAGTAGCAGGACAACTAGAAGGTCTAATGGCTCAGTTCGAGGGTGGTAATACACCTGCTTGGGCAGCAGGATCAATGAGAGCCGCTACAGCTACGATGGCTGCACGTGGTGTAGGTGCATCTAGCATGGCAGGTCAGGCTATTATACAAGCAGCTATGGAAGCTGCACTACCTATTGCACAAATGGACGCACAGGTAACTGCACAATTTGAACAACAGAACTTGTCAAACAGACAACAACGTGCTATACTTGCTGCACAACAAAGAGCGCAGTTCTTAGGTCAAGAGTTTGATCAAGGGTTTCAAGCACGAGTAGCTAATGCAGCTAAGATAGCAGACGTAGCTAATATGAACTTTAGTGCAGAACAACAGGTAGCTTTAGAGAACTCTCGTATTGCAAATACAATGGAGTTAAATAACTTATCTAATAGACAAGCAATGGTAATGGCAGAAG